CTAGAATCTAGGGGCATTTTTTATTATACTATGGTTATTGACACAAACACTATGGAATTGAGAGATCATCAAAAAGACATTATACAGTTGATGACAACACAACCAAAGGGCAAGATACTTGTGCCTACTGGTGGTGGTAAGACTCTATGTATGATTCAAGATGCTAAGTGGCGTTTCAGTATGCCTGTGCCTCAGACCATAGTTGTTGTTGCTCCTAGAATCTTGTTGGCAAATCAACTATGTTCAGAGTTTCTTGAGCATATTGATAATACAGAGGTGCTTCATGTACATAGTGGAGACACACATCATTTCAAGACTACTAGACCTAAAAAAATTCAAGAGTGGTATCACAAAACCATCAAGAATATACTGATCTTTACAACATATCATTCTCTACACAGAATCCAAGAGGCGATTGATGTAGAGGTAGATACAATTTACTTTGATGAAGCACACAATTCAGTACAAAAGAATTTCTTGCCTGCTGTTGACTATTTCTCACAGTATGCTAGTCGCAAGTATTTCTTCACTGCCACACCCAAAGAGAACAGAAATGCTTTACTTGGTATGAACAACACCAAGATATTTGGTAATGTGATTGCTCAAGTGCCTGCTCCAGAGTTGATTGCCAAAGGTTATATTATACCGCCTAAAGTCAAGGCAGTAAAATATCCTATTGGTCACTATGATAGTCAGGAAGAAATTGATAAGACAGTTATTCTTGATGCTCTCAAGAATGAGGAGCACATGGACAAAGTATTGGTAACTGCCAAATCAACTACCAATATCAATAATCTTATCAATCGTACAAACTTTCAGGCATTATGTCACTCTATGAAGTATAATGTATTGCATATCACATCAAAGTATGGTGCTATCATCAATGGTAAGAAAGTTTCAAGAGAAACATTTTTCAATTTGATGAACAAGTGGGGCAATGACCCTAAGAAAAAGTTTGTTATGTTTCATCACTCTATATTGTCAGAGGGTATGAATGTATCAGGACTCACTGCTGCTATATTGATGAGAAATCTTGATCTCATCACAATGGCACAGACTATTGGTAGAGTCATACGCCTTGATAAAAGTGATGCTGCCAAACTACAGAAAGGGGAACTAAAACCACAGGGCAATGGTTTCAAGAAACCATTTGGCAAGATGTTCGTGCCTGTTTACAGTAATGTAGGTATCAGTACAGAGAAACGATTACAGGGAGTTGTTGACACAATTTTCACAAAAGGAGAGGCGCAAGTCTCAATCACAAATGTAAAACACTAGATAGTAAAAGGAAGCAACTATTATGGACAAAGAAAACAGAATGGCGGCAATCCGCAACCTCTCGCTAACCAAAATGGAAGAGCATTATGCCATGAGAATTGAGAAATTAGTTGATNAAATGAAACTGGAAGATGCTGAGTGCTTGTGTCAAGAAATGACATTTGAAGGCGAAGAGGGCGAGGATTGTGACTTGTTTCTTGATGACTTAACTGATTGGTTAGATCAACCATTTCCAGGCACAGACTTACGTTTTTATGATAAAGATGATGGCGATTTTCATATGCCTATTGATTGGGATNAATNAAGATGAGTAAGGAAGATAGACAAACTAAAAAAGAATTGATGAACTTAGTTTATCCTAATCATCTAAAATATCTAAAGAAATTGAAGGCAGCGTTGAAACGTGACCCTAATGGATTAAAACCAAAGAGAAAAACTAGGAAGAATTATAAAAAGAAATGAATGAAAGTTTGTTGTTATTTGGCATAGGAATTAATAAGTTTAAAGTATCTAATTGGCAAGATAAGAAACCAAAGTTACTCGAACTAATAGATTTTAACAACACTAAAGTACAGAGTTGCCAATCAGATTATTTTAAATATCAATCAAGGGCGCCATATTTGGAAAGTTTTGTGACAATTTTGGCGGAAGATTTAGATAACTTAGTAAATACATTTACAGAGGAATTACAAGAGCGTTATCGTGGAGAATGCCCAGTTCAAAACATAGAAACTTGGGAACTATGGGCACAGAGATACACTCTAGGGCAATATCATGGTGCTCATAATCATGGTAATATGAAAATATCATGTGTATTATATGTTGACTTTGATGTGAATGAACATAGACCTACAAAGTTCTATGCTCCATTTACAAATCCATACTTGGGAGTAATAGAAACAGTATCGCCTCCAGTTGAAGAGGGCAATATCATTGCTTTCCCATCAACATTATTACATGAGTGCCCGCCATGTGATTCTAATATACCTCGAACAGTATTTTCATTTAACATACCATTAAGATAATGTATAAGATTAACGTAACTCTTACAGATAGGCAATATAATCTGTTAAGTGAAGCATTATTCTATTATTCAGAAGAAAAAGATAGTGTTGCCAGTTCTATCGAAGAGTTAGAGGATTTAATTGATGCCTCTACAACTAAGGTAAAAAGAGACAGGAAGTATTTGAACCCTGATTGTGACATTTAGAAAAGTGGCACACTCGCTCGTTGCTTTCTTGCCAGAGTATGTCATTATATAAATGTCAGGGATATGCGGTTCTGCTGCCCGAAAGCACAAATAACTGAGTTAGTACTCGCACCTTTAAGGTCAAAGTCGAGTGAAGCACCTCTTGACCAGTTAGTTAGTAGGGGTACAGGTGTAAGCGATTCCCAGCAGGTAAATTTGGGCGCCATGAGTGAAACTCAGATCAGTTCGCCCCGCTCCCTGACATTTTATGTTATAATGGTTCTATGAAGAACAAACACTTGGAACATATTGAAGATCATGTGCTTACTGGCAGACAGGGAGCAGTTGATGCTATCAAGTTTTTGACAAGAAAAGAGAACAAAGTATCAGTAAAATATGATGGCGCTCCTGCTATTGTATATGGAACTAACCCTGAGAATGGTATGTTTTTTGTTGGTACTAAGAGTGTATTCAATAAAGTAAAAGTCAAGATCAATTACACACATGATGATATAGAGAGAAATCACAGAGCAGTGCCTCAGGTGGCAACAATACTACATACTTGCCTTGATAGTTTGCCTCATGTTGAGGGCGTGTATCAGGGCGACTTTATTGGTTATGCTGGTTCAGACATTCATACGCCAAATACCATCACATACAAATTTGATGATAGAATTGACAGTATGATTATGGCAACACATACAAGATATATTGGTAATACTATCAAAGAAATGAGTGCTCAGTTTCATTACAGGGCAACTAATGATGATAATGTTCATTTTATTGATACTAATGCCAATTTAGATAAAAGACATTTCAAACTAAATTTACTTACTACACTTGCTAAGACTATCATACCATTTGTAAGATTTCCACATGATGATGACATACCACAGTTGAAAGTAAGTATCAACAAATATATTCGCTCTGGGCGATCACTTGATGCTGACCAACTATCAAGTGATACTGGATACTCTCGAAACTTATTTCACTTATACAATATGATAATTGAGATAAAAGAATTACTCATGGAAGGCATCACTACTACAGAGAATGTNCAATGCCTATATGATGATATGCCCTATGANCATGAGGGTTATGTTATGTCAAACAACTATGGTACTTTCAAACTTGTAAAACGTCAACAGTTCAGTTACGCNAATTTCCAGAAGTGTGACAGTTGAAATATTGGCACATGGGGTGGTTGCTTTATTGCCAATCGTGACTATCATACAGGTATAGATCACAAACACACATGAAAGTCAAGGAACTACTAGACATTCTAAGCGACGCTGACCCAAATGACAATGTTGCTTTCTACTATCTTGAAAAAGATACTTTAATGAGAGGAGAATTTGAATCTTTTTTCGATTGTATGTATGAAGATATACATGGCGTTAGAGATTTTGAATTTACCATACAAAACTATATGGAAGTCCAAGAAGAAAAATTCATGGAGGCAAACCAATGAAGAAATTTATCATCACAGAGAGATTTACAGGTTATGCTGATATAGAGATAGATGCTGAAACCGAAGAAGAGGCGATTGCCTTATATAATAGAGGACATTATCCAGATAGTAATTATCAACGTGACGATATGTTCTATGACTTTCAACTAGATTCAATTTCAGAGGAAAAAGACCTTGACACTATCTAAAGAAACAGTAAACAAACTTGCTGATGCCCTTACACTAGAGGTTATTGATTATATTCTCAATGACCCTAAAACAAATACATTTCTTATGAATATGGTTTCAGAGGCATTATGTGAGAAACTAGGCAATAAGAATGAAGATGGCACTTGCTCATTTGATAGCAGTGAACTTGCCCCTGCCGTATTTCAAAAGTTGCGTATTACTGTAATGCCAACAGATATGCCAAGTAATCCTGCTACCCTGTGACAGTTAGATTACTGTCACACTCGCTCGTTGCTTTCTTGCCCTGAGCGATTATAATTCAAATATACAAACACAGAGGTTTTATGTCAACCAATTCAAGAATCGGACTCAGATTAGAAGATGGGTCAATCCTTTCAGTATATCATCATTGGGACGGTTATCCAGAGTGGTTAGGTGTTACCCTAAACCAACA